TCCATCTATTTGGCTAACGTGGATTTCATAGTCATAACCACCATTAATTAATGGAATTCCACTAACTGTTAATGAAGTAAAGTTACCACTAGTTGCAGACAATAAACCACTAACATTAGTATTAACTCCACTAACGTTTATGTTTCGGGCTAGTATTGAATTATCGTATGCTTTTGTCATATTGTTGAACCATAACTAGTATTTAGTAATTTATTTTGCATATGCGTTAAAGATCAATCCTTCTATAAGATCCAAAGTCTGTTCCTGCTCCAAAAGAAGAAATATATGATGTTCCAGTATTGGTTACTAGCACAAAGGTTTTATTTGCTGTTATTACTTCTGTATATGCTGTAATCCTATAAGTATATGCTCCAGAGATATATATTCTAATATCTGTAACGGCTAATGGATTATTGATAGGAGAAGTTAGATTAAATCTCATGCTGGAACCAGAAGCTCCAGTTAGTGATACTCCGTTAGCTGAAGCAGAATTGGATCCAGAGGCTATAACTAGCGTTGTATCAAACACTGATGAGGGAGTTGGTGTTACTGTTAATGTTGGCGTTGCTGTAGATGTTGGCGTTGCTGTAGATGTTGGCGTTACTGTAGATGTTGGCGTTGCTGTTGACGTTGTTGTGGGCGTCGGGACTATCGGAGTATTAGTAGGAGAACTCGTAATGGTCGGAGTAGGCGACGGTACTACCCAGGTTGATAAAGCCACTCTTTTCCAAACATTATTATTTGTAGCAACATAAAAATAATCATTATCATAAGCAATATCTCCAGCAACTCCGGATGATGTTGGAGAGATAGGAGTAACAGACCACGAAAAACCAGATGATCCTCCGACAGAAAATCCCGAAGAGATACTCAAATATTCTAAAACTGTTCCAGACGGAACGCTGTTGCTAAGAGTAACATTAGATCCGTCTGTCGCAGAGAAGTCGAGATCTGATACTAATTTAATTCCATCCTGAAATAAGTCTAAATATCCAACAGCATAAGCTCCTGATACGGCAAAACTGGACAAATTCCCTGTTGTACTTATTATTCCTCTAACTCCAACATTTGAGCTAGAAGTACCTCCTCCTGTGGAACTTATTGTATAAACTCCACTAACAGAATTTATAGTAATATTATTTCCAGCGGATATATTCTTAACTGGTAGAACGCCACTAATAGCACTATTAAAATCAGTAATATTTGATGAACTGAGATTAATACTAGATAAATTATTCCAAGCAGTATTACCATCTCCGAGCTTAAGCGTTCTATTTGTTAGGTCATACCCCAACTCACCACTAGCTAGTACTGGATTCTGGGTTGACCAATCTGTGGAGGTACCCTTTCGGGCTTGTATATTTGTGATCCTGGGCATAGCATTTTATCCTCGTATTATACTAAATCAAGGAGTTCCGCCGTCAATTGTTGATATGGTAATGTCAGCAGATCCATTAAAACTTGTACCATTAATAGTACGAGCAGTTTGTAGCGTTGCTGCTGTACTAGCATTACCAGTTAAAGCTGCTGTAATAGTTCCAGCACTAAAATTACCACTAGCATCACGAGATACTATTGCCGAAACCGTATTAGCATTTGTCGCCGTAGTAGCACTATTAGATACCTTGCCAGCCGTACTAATAGTAGCAAGCTTAGTATCAACGATAGCCGCAGATGTTGAGATATCTGCATTTACTATACTAGTAGCTAGATTTAACTTACTATAAACTATAGCTCCGGTAGTAGATATGTGACTATTATCTATAACTCCAGAAACAATAGTTGTGGCGTTTCCAATACTAGTAATAGGACCAGTTAAATTAGCGTTGGTTGTAACAGTATCTGCATTGCCAGCAGTGGCTGCTTTGCCAGTATAATTACTAGCATCTAATACTTGTGTACCAGCAATTTTTAAAACTTTACCACTAGCAAGATCCAAATGCTCACTGCTTGTCCAACTGCTAGTACTATTAACCCAATTAAAAGTCTTGTCTGTACTTCCTTTAACTGTGATGCCTGCTCCATCCGCGGTTGTATTTGTTGGACTAGCAATAGAGCCTAGTTCAAGATTTTTATCGTCTACAGTAATAGTTGTACTATTAATAGTTGTTGTAGTACCATTAACGGTTAAATTGCCGCCAACAACTAAATCAGAACTTATGGTACCACTACCACTAATTGATAAAACGCCGCCCGCAAGAGTTCCAGAAGCAGTAACATTATTAAATCCTGTAATATTATTTGAGCTATCAACGACCACTACTCCAGAAGACTTAACAGTACCGGCTGTGACTCCTGATAGTCTATTTACTTCGCCCGCTGTTGCTGTAACGTCTGCTATTCCAGATAGTGTGCTTGTTACCCCAGTATTATTAATAGTATATCCACTAGCTCCAGTAGAAATACTAATGCCTGTTCCAGCTATAAGCTCCGCAGGAAGCACTGTGGCCCACGGTAAACTTCCCCATAAACTAGTGCCGTCACCTATCTTATACTTCTTTACTGTTGTATCATAACCAAATTCTCCTTGAGCTAGAGCACTGGTTGAAGCACTCCATTGAGTTGATGTTCCTCTTCTTAATTGAATTGTTGTTAGTGCTGGCATTATAATTCTCCGTTTAAGTCAGGATTGTTGCTATTTTAAGGAGTTCCACAGTCAAAAGAATAACTATTAAGATATTGATCTAAATTAGAAATTCTATATACATTAAGATTTCCTGTTATTTTACTAAAAGGGATATCTGGCAAATCATCAACTTTAATTATTGAAGATTGATTAAATATTTCTAAGCTTGGCGAAGAAAATCTTTCTATCTCTATAATACCGATATTGTCTACATAACTAGTCTCTATAAAAAGACGATTTGCTTCCAAGTTTTCCACCACCACATTAAAAGTATTACTCGTGTCTGACAGATTATTAATTGATACTATATTAGGTTGTATATTTTCAATATTTAAGATAAAATCATTCATATCTGACAACTTAATAACGAGTTATTTTCACTAAATCTATGAGTAATTTTAACCGTTCCAAATATTAGTCTAATTATTTCTTTGCCTCCTCCAACATACATGTCGTTAGGACTTTCCAATTCTAGATCATACTTAGCCTTGTCAAAAAGAAAGGCATTAGTTGTGCTGGCTGGAATTTGTAGCAATAACTTACCTTCTAGGCCAATAATCTCAAATTTGTATATACTATAATCTGTATTCTTGGTAGAAAAAATCTGAGTGGTTCCAGCGTCAGTATACCAAACCAACCTAGCACACCAATTTCTAATGTCTGTAGGAGTATCATTGGAATTTTTATATACCAAAGCTAATTTAAAAGATGTTCCCTGTTCTATAAAGAAGTCATATTTACTTGCTGGCATAGTATTTAGCCTATAATGTTATTGTAAATATATTTATCTATCCATACTTAGATAGATATACACCTTATAGCAGAAGATGGTAGTTAGAAAAAAGAAGGGCCGGGGTTTTAATCCCAGCCCTATCTTCTTAGGCAATAATCAAGTTGTAAAATCTAAAATTAGAGAGAACCTAGAACAACTCTGCGGTTGTCAAGAACGGCATAGCCGATCTCTGCCCATCCGTAGAAGCCAGCTCTCTTTTGACGATGTAGAGTCTCGTCTTCGAAAATCTGAACTTGCTCACGAACTGGCATAATGAAGCTGTCTCTCTTGCTGAGGTCTAGGCCAACAACAACTTCGCTATCTCCAGATGGTAGTGTGCCACTGAGCACATTACTATAGAATAGCTGGTATTCTTGACCGACACCTAGTTCATCAAGATCGTGAAGGTTAACACCGAAGATACGATTTAGACTGCCATCGGCAGCTGTGTAAATCTCTCTGCGTGTTACTTCATCTACTTGATCTACGCCCCAACTACGGATATCTTCCATAGCTTCTGGGGAAACATAAAGGTCAGTAAGAACACCACGGTTATTACTAGCACTATTACCGCCACCGTTTCTACGCATAACGGTCTTCAAGAGACTGACGAGACGCTTGGTGAACTGGTTGTTGGCAGCATCGCTATCAAATACAACGATGTTACGATCAACGCCAGCTGCCAATAGAGTGTGCCATCCGTCATCATTCATCTTCTTAACGAATGAGCCTTCGAGCACTTCCATTGCACGACCAACTACGTCCCAACGAGCATCACGAGCATACTTTAGTAGATAGTCAATACTGGATCCTACGTCATAGGTTGGAACCATGACATAATCACTCTCGACATGACGCTCTGGTACATATCCGTGATTAGGAATAGTATAGGCTACAAAGTCTCTCTCAGTTCCAGGAGATAGGAAGTCTAGGGGGAACTCTGGAGCAGCGCCTGGAGCAAGTTGAACTGGCTCGAAGATGCCGTCTAGAATATCACCACTAAGAAGACCTTTTCTCAATGGAAGCTCAAGAGCCTTAGCAAATTCACGATTTGCTGGTAGAGCTACTTCTCTGTTTGCCGAGCCGGAACGAACTAAAAGATCGGTTAGTTCAGGCGAGGGTTGAAATCTTTCTGTTTTAGCTGACATTTTCTTCTCCCTTATTAGGTGATATTGATATCTACTTTGACATAACCATCGGAATCTTTACTGCCAAGGAAACGACCAACCTTGGTACTATTTGTACTTACTGTTGTTAGTTTTCCAGCATTATCGTAGTAAGCATCTGTACCAGCAGCTGGTGTTTGGCCAGAAGCTAGCATATTTGTTACAACTTGACCTTGGCGTAATAGTGTTACCTTACCACCAACCTGAACTTCGTCTCGGTACCAGTTGATGTGTTGTCTTGTAAGATCAAGATTTACAACATCATTTAGTAGAAGACCAGCTGGCTTGGTGCCTGAAACGACGCCCGTTGGATAGCTAACAACAGCGTTGCCATCATCCATAGAAGCGCCTGCTCCCGAAGTTAGGTGAACAACAACACCACCTCTTTCTCCAACAGTATCCATGAAGTAGGATACATCTGTGTAACTTTCAACGCGATCTGGTTTTAGAGCCATGTTAATTCTCCCTTATTTGTGACTTTTACTTAATCTGTTCGAAATATAATCAACTAAAGCTGCTCGTGTATTTTCTGTAGCATCAACTTCTTCTGAATCGTTACCAACGCCTAAATTCACATCAGCTTCAGTCTCAACTTCTTCTAGAAGTTCTTCTGATGTGTTATCTGTTGACTCAGCCTTCTTGTCTTCTTTCTTTTTAACTTTCTCTAGCCAAGGTGGCATCTTGCCAGCAAATAGTGTTGTCATAGCTTCAAAAGACTCGTCATCAACAGACTCAAACCTGTCAACGATACTGGCTGCTGTCTCAGAATCAACGCCACTTTCAATAAGACCGGCCTGTCTCTTCATCATCTTTTCTTTCTTCATCATTTCGGCTTCTTTGGCCTTATATGCAGCTAATGTCTCGTTAGCAGACTCTAGTTCTGATTTTGTTTTCTTTAGTGCTTCTTCTTGATCTTCTTTATCTTTCTTCATAGTAGCTTCAATACTTTCAATCTCTGTTCTAAGAGTATTGATTTCTTCTTCTCTAGCTACTAGTGCTTGTTTTGTCTCTTCTAAAGACTTATTAAGTTCGGCTACAACAAGATCAGATTCAGCCTTGCTCTTATCACTCTCTTCTTTCATTTTTTTCATTTCTTTCATTTCTTCTTCCTTTGTTTTAAGTGCAGAAGCTAGCTCTACTTCTTGAGCTACCATAATTTCAGTGTTTTCTGTTGTATTTTCAGCTGCTTGAGTGTTTGCAGACATAGGTTCATTCTCCATTATAATATTGGACTGATTGTTAGATACACCACTTTTTACAAAATCGCTATTTTTTTCTGAAAACAAGTCTATATTGAATATAATACTTTCAGGATTGGCTGGTCTGTCTACGAAGCCTTTACCAGAAAAAGTTATATTCCTTAAAACTCTACCAATTTTAAAATTGCCATGCATACCAGAGCCTCCGTATGCTCTTAAAAATTTTGTTAAGTATGCTGTTTCTTCATTTCTAGATAATACTTTGTATTCGTTAGTATCGCTATTTATTAGTCCATAGTCAAAACCCTTAAATAGACATTCCATACTAACGTACTTAGTACCATTTTGTATTTCTGCTATTAATTTTTCTGTTCTATTTCTAAGATCTTCTGAAGAATACGCTCTATAAATTACAGAACCAGTTAATATATGATATTTTTCTGGAAGGTTATCTATGCTTGTATCATCTGGTATTAGATTTCCATCTTCAGTAATTGGCCAGTTAGATGTGATATGTCCGATAATTAAATTTTCATTATGCTCTAGATTTGTTGGCTTGTCTTCTGGAGTTCTGCGAGCTAACCATATCTCTCCCTTGTCGAATATATCGTCATTCTTATTCCAATTAGAACTAACTAAAATAGACTGTACATAATATAGATCATTATCATTTAGTGATGCAAAAGACTGTGAGAGTTTTGTTTTGTCTAGCTTGAGTTCGTTTGTGTTAATATATGGAAATGCTATGGAAGAGTATGTAACACAAGCCTGTGAGGAAAGCTGATGCTCTAGATTGTCGTCTTTTTCTGCCTGATATATATGCATAAATAATCTCCAATTTTAGAGAGTGTCTGAGGATGAATACACCAGCGAATAGAAATATGACTTAGCTTGTTTAATTTGTTCTGTAGATATTGGTGAGTCAATTTTAGATTCTATTTCTTTTAGCCATATTTTATATGTTCCCAATGCTTTATTTATTTGTGGACTATTTAAAGATGCTAGATTACTTTCAAGACTATTCTCATTAATACCATCATATGGCTTGACGCTAAATAGTAGTTTGGTTTTTAGTGTCTCTAGTTCTGTATATTCTGATGCAGTAAGCTGTCGTAGATTATCTTTTTTGGCGAACTTCAAAAAGATCGGATTGATATGATTGCTAATATCTTCTTGAGCTGATGCTGCCCATAGAGCTATGTTCGCTCCTGTCTGTGGCGAAAAAGTCTTTTCTTTTCGTTTTGTTTTGTCCTTGGATAATTTGGGTCTTCCTTCTCCGGATTCTTTTGGCAAAGATTGCTGCAAATCATTTGCCAACTTCGTTGGTGACGAAAGTTGTTTCATCTCTATGGCAGTTTTTTCTCCGCTCTTCTTTTTTCCTAAATTCAATCCCACTTGGCTGGGCGTAGCGATACCTAGTTGCAAAGATATCTTTTTAAGAGAGTTTTCAAACTGAGGATCAAACCATGGGCCAGATTTCCCAACCATTCTTTCAGACTTTCTTTCTCTGTGTTCTCTATTAAGTCTACTCTTTTCCATATCTGGATCAAAACCAAATCTTGTTTGAAGTAGTTCATCGCTAATTAGATTTCTGTCTGCTAGTTGTATTAGCAGTGCTTTTTCTGCATCCTCACTACTAAGATCCATTCTATCAAATTCTATTTTTGCTGGATACTTAAAGCCCATAGACTTCTGAACTAATGCTATTTCTTCTTCCCAGAACCTAGCTAATACTTCTCTGCCATATTGAAGTCTTTGTGTAAGTGTCTTTAGAGATATGAAGTTATTAGTGGTTCCAGCTGCTCCAAATGTTCCCGTAAGAGTAGGAGGAATACCTAGTCCAGCATATACGCTGTTAAGATGGGGAATATATTTACCTTCTCCTAAAAAGTGATGGACATTCGTGTTACTTTCTATAAGTTCAATATCTGGACCCCAAACAATATCCATAGTTCCGCCGCCGACATTGCTTTCTAATATGTTGGAAAGTTTAGCTGCCGCTGCCCTAGTAGGAGCTATTTTATGCTCTAGACTTCCTAGTTTAAATATTCTGATATTGCTGATAGCTCCGTCAAGAGCTGCCATGTCTGCTAGTTTTAGTTTTTCTATAACTGTAATATCATCCATAATAGCATATATCATAGGATATGACCAAGCTTGCCAGTCATCTTTCTTGTAGTGAAATACTAATGTTTTATTTGGGTCTAATGGATATGCTTTTTTGTTTTTAGCGGCTTCTAGGATTTGTGCTGGTAGGCTTTCAACGATGGTGCGTTCTGCTTCTGACTTAGGCGCGCTAATAATTTTTCTTAAAGATGCTGGTAGTTGTAGTTCGTATCTTTTATCTGTGACAAATGAGGCTAGTGGACCAGCTGCTACTTCAACATATACAGGATCAATAAAAGTATATTTCCATGGAATTTCTCTTTTTTCAACTTTGAACTGATCTATATCTGTGATGTCCATATCAGCGGATCCCATCGACTGATATAGTTTATCTGTTACTTTTAAACTTAACTTTCCTGTTTGTCTATTTATAACGATATTACCGGTCTTGTATAAGTTATTAAGAAATCTCTCACTTCTATCTTTTCCATTTACTTTTTGGAACCATCTTCTATAGAATCGTTCTATTCTTTTATTTTTATGAACAAGTCTAATTCCCTGAGCTGCAAAATCTCCCATAAGATCAATAACATTTTTAACCAAACCTACTCTCTGATAAATATCATCTGCTCTACGAAGAATAATTTTTATTCTTTTTGGTACTGCTTCGTCTGGTCTGAAATAGTCATAATCACTACGAGTTAGTCCTGGTCTACCTGAAATGTTGGTGTCTAGATTGCTATAGTTAAAACCATATCTACGACTAGCTTCTGCTCTTTGAACCCCTGTAAATTCATCTAAAGATTTGGCCGATTCTGCTTGTGCGTTCTTTATAGACTCTGGGCTGTCTCCCCAAAAAATATAGGCCTCTTCTGCTAATATAGGGGCTGCATTTTTAATTGGGTCTTGATCTTGATTTTTTCTAGATTTGGCCATAATTATATTTTTATTTTAAATGTGATGCTATTACAATATGAATACTTTTATTTATACACTTTTTATCTATAAATTCCCCTATAAAAATCATCATTAACACTAGAGGTGAACCATTCTGGTCCTTTGTACATTTGTCCCTTATTGTCTTGAGTGATGGATCTTGTGTCTCCTCCAATAGCATCATATGTAACGGAAGTGTCTAACATTCTAGACATTTGTCTTGCCAACATGTTAGCTATTACTAATGCGCTATATCTATCTTTCCTGAGTCTGCCCTTTCTTCCTCCAGACAACTTAACTTCTGGAGTATCCCATCTATCTCTCGCATTTGGTCCTTGACTGGTCTGTGTCATTACAATAGTGGTCAATTCGCTCTTTAATTCTTCTATTTCCAAAATACATTCTGATAAACTATCATATAAAGGATTAAGCTCACTTTCAACAATGGATTTACCTTCTGCTTCCATTGCTAATCCTAATGTTAAATTATCAAAATTGGGAAATAATAAGATTTTATCTTCTAAGTCTTTTCTAAGACCGTGATTAGCCTGACTAGTCCATTCTGCTTTTGCAAACTGTATCATTTCTAGAATATGAAGTCCTGGTTGGTTATCTGTATCTTTACTCTTTTCTAGGTCTATCTTTGGCCAAATTAATACTTCGTCTTCTTTAGTATTAGACGGATCATGTAAAGCTTCTTCAATGGCTATGCCTCCTCCCTGAGCATCCATTCCGATTTTCTCACAAGGAAAGTATTTCATAAGATTACGAATCTTTCTTGCACAAAATCCGTAAAAATCATATTCATCTGTAAGACCAGTTTTTTGTCTGTCTTTAAAATTACTACGATTAGTAGTCCATGTATAAACGATTCTATTATGATCCGGATGTAACTCTATTATAACAATACTGAAATTATCTTGTTCTGACGCGGGGTCTACTCCGTATATGTATTTATGTTTTTCATCTCCTCTTATCTTAGCGTCATAAATTATAGGCTTGGGACTACTAGGTAGAATGATATTATTTTTATCAGATGCTACACAGCTTTCGATGAGAGTTCTGCGAAAGAACCCTTCGCTATCCTTAACAAAACAAGCAGCATATTCCATATTATATATTCCGCTATGGATAGTCGCCCTAGCTCTGGTAACCTGTTTGTCGTCCATGAATCCTTTGGGAATTAGTTCGTAAGGGATTCTAATGATACTATAATCTTTCCAGTTAAAATTTTCTGGAACTCCCTCTTTGAAGATATCTCTAAGTTTATTAGGATCTCCCCTACTCTCTATAATAGTTTTATATCTTTTCCAATAAGCGGCAAAGTGCTTAAAATCATAATCGGCGGTTCCGGATATTATTGCTTGATTTCCCATTTTCTTAGTAAGAGTATCTAATTCTTCGTTCCATACTCCTGCATCAATCATAGCCTGTCTTTTAGCTTGTTCTTTAACGTTCTGTATGGGACTAGCACTAACTGCTGCGAAACCAGATACAACCGTTTCGTATATGTCTGGACTAATTGAAGCAAATTCGTCAGCAATAATAATATGTGCTCTTAAACCTCTAATCTTGCTACCATCACCCATAGGGATTGCTATTGTCCAACTATCTCCAAGCCTCATCGTACATCTGTCAACGTCTCTTCTTGGTCCGTCGTCATTACTATTGAATATACTTCTTAGTATCGGACTATTTCTCCACATTGTTTCCATGTATTCAAAGACTAGCTTACTTTGACGAAAGCCTGATCCTACAATAACAATTTTTGTACCAGGAATAAAGGAGCACTTTAGTATAGAATACAAAGCTAGTGTGAAGCTCTTACTGAAACCTCGACTAGCTATGAGCATCGGAAAAGATCTTATCCACATTTCCTGAAGTGTTGCTATCTGTAAAGGATGAAGTTCTATATTAAGAAGGAATTTACAGGTTGTTCCTAAATACTTGGGATCTCTTAGAAGTCTCGCTAGATGTAGATCTGGATTTTCTATGTTAGATTCACTTCTGTGAATCATTGGATTATCTGATAAAACTAGCTGACTTAGATCTCCTAGTCCTAGCCAAGCATCATCGAAATTATTCTTGATTATGTTTGTGTTCAATATAGTCTATCTTTCTCATAATAGATGTTGCTATATAATTAGCATTAGAATAGTTACCGCAAAATAAAATTTTAATATTATGATAAACTTGTAACTCAATAATATGTTTAAGTATAAAAGCTGGACTAATTTTAATCTTATCCCACATTCTCTTGGGTACGTCTGATCCAACGGGATACGATAATACATTCTCTAGATCAAATTCCAACAAAAGAAATGAATATTTGTATTTGCTCATTCTTTCTATAACATCTTTAAATCTTGGTTCTGTGATGTTATTAGCAAATTCGCCTATACTTTGTTTGCGCTCTATGCACAAGATATCCTCTAATCCTTCTACACTATAGTCTCCTGTGTCTAATTTTCTATTAGCAATAGTGTAATTTTCAAACATCCAGGGATGTTGTTCTCTAGTATCTACTATGATTGTAAAATTATCGTATTTGTATTTATTATTCATTATTGCTAGTCGCTAATTTGAGTAATACTGCTGCGTATATTTCCTCCATGCCTTTTATCATGTCATGATGATGCTTACATAGTGTTATTCCATTAGAGACCTCAAATCTAAGTCCTGGAAACCCAGCCCAAGTTTTTATATGATGAGCATTCAATTTCTTGTTAACTCCACAATTAGGCCAACGACATTTATGTTTGTCTCTGGAGTACACCTTCTTTCTCCATTCCTTGTATTGTGGATCTTTAAAATTTCTTTTCATAGCTACTACCTTACATCTTGCTGTACCATTTCTGATACTAATTCTTCAAAAGAAACTCTATTAATCCAGCCCAATTCTTTTTTAGCTAAAGAAGCATCTCCTCTTAAATAAGGAACCTCGCAAGGTCTATAAAATTCTGGATCTACAACAACATAATCTTGATAGTTTAAGTTAACATGCTTAAATGCTATTTCTAAAAACTCTCTGACAGTATGAGATTCTCCAGTAGCTAATACATAATCCTTTGGAGAATTTTGTTGTAACATTAGATACATCCCGTATACATAATCTCTCGCATGTCCCCAGTCTCTAGTAGCATCCAAATTACCTAGTCTTAGTTTGTGTTTATTTCCATCTATTTGTTGATTAACTAGTTCTCCAATGTATTTAGTAATTTTACGAGTAACAAAATTTTCGCCTCTTCTTGGACTTTCATGATTGAATAATATACCAGAGCAAGCATATAATTTATATGCATCTCGATAGATTCTAACCATATGGTGTGATGCAAGTTTTGCTATAGCATATGGACTTTGTGGAACAAATGGTGTTTCTTCGTTTTGATATTTTCCTAGGTCCGTATCCTCTATATAATTGGAACCAAACATCTCACTGGTACTAGCCTGATAAAAACGACTCTTCGGACAACGTGCTCTTATAGCTTCTAATAAATTCAAAACGCCTATGGTATCTATTTCGACTGTTGTTGTCGGTTGCTTAAAGCTTGTTGCAACATGACTTTGAGCCGCTAAATTATACACCTCATCTGGCTGATATGTCTCTATAATGGAGGAACAGTCACTAGGGTCGGTCAGATCAAACTCTTCCAAAACTAAATTAGCATCAGATAAAACTCCACTATTAATCCTAGAGAAACTATTTGTACTACTACGTCTATATAATCCTATAACTCGGTAGTCTTTTTCTAAAAGAAGCTCCGCAAGATAAGAACCGTCTTGTCCTGTGATTCCTGTTATAATAGCAGTTTTATTCATTGTCTTCTACACTTTCTGGGGTAAGAAAAGGTCTGTCTATAAGTCCGTCCTGATACTTGTGATACTCTTTCATCTGAGACATTGCTTTATTCGCGCTCATGGATAAAATCTCCATCTCTCTTCCTTCGCGTTCTCTTAATTCTTCGTCTTCTAGCATTCGTATTAATCCTGTCCAACTACTTTTCCCGTCTTCAATTCTTTTGATTCTTTGTTCACGAGTAGCTTTAAGATCTTTGCTAATCTTTTGTTGCTCGTTTAATAATTTCGTATATTCATTAGTATAATTAGCAATACTGTTACGAGCGAAACTTAGTTGTGTTTCCATGCTCGTTAGCTTGGGAATATCTCTTTGGTCCTCTGGCTTTTCATATTCCTTATCTACTATATTCTGTAGTTTTTCCGTTTCTGCAATATGTCTTTTACGATCTTTCATGCTTCTATTAATGAGAATATCTATCGTGATAAACTGTTTGATTTGAAGTTCTTCTGCTGGTAGTACGTCTTCTCTAAATTGTTTTACTAGTCCTATCCACGTATCTTCAAAGTAACTCAATTCGCCCGTTTCTATATCGAACTGCTTTATGATTTCTGGCCAAAAGGTTTTGCTATGTAATTTCCTTTTTAAAAGATCATAGTCTGCTTTAGACGTACTATTGAGTAGCTTGTTTTCATTAACGTATCTTTCTACTGGTGCAACATTTCTGTTTATAGCATCTGCAATATCTCCAATAGACATAGAATCTATATTGTCTCTTATGAACTTTTCTTCATCTAAACTTAGTTGTCCGCGTTTTTTGGGTATGTTACTCATTTGGAATTCTTATATTGTTCTATAAGTTGTAATACGTGATTTTGTAATTTTTGAAGTTTGTTCTTAGTAACCTTCTCTCCGTGCTTGAGTCTCAAATAATCTTCTCTGTATTCGCTTTCTATGTTTTGATCTAGAAAAACTATTAGTTCTTTGTCTGAAATAGAGTCTACAAAATTTCTATTATAAGAACCAAGCGAAGATTCATCTTCTATTTGATGAGGTTGCATAATATTCTTCTTACTTTCGTTTCTGTTGGACCATGCCACATATAATTCACATTCACTTTTGTCTGTAAATTTTTCGCACTGATTTAAAGAACACTTAAAATGTTTATCAAAAAATGGACAAGTCAAACATGGCTTATCTGGTCTTTGGTAATTATTTCGTTTGTAATTAAATAGACGATTTCTAACATGTGTCCATAGAAAGTTTTCTAGTGGACGACTATTGTCGTATTTTTCTAAACCCTCTATGGCAAAAATAGCCGCTTGTTGTTTCATGTCGTCGAAGTCATGATAACCAAATCGGAATTTATGTCCGAGTCTTTTGCTTATATTATCTAATACTCTTAAAAAATCTTCTTCTGAAACACCATTTGGTAATTCTGGATTAATTTTCTTTTTTTGATTCGTTTTTTTCTTGGTCATGTAATAGTTCTGCTATGCTCTTTCCTTCTGGTAGTAATAGGTCTTGTTCGATATCAAGGGATCCAGATGCCTTTACTTCTAAAATTGAATTAATTAGGTCAATATTATTCATAATGTCTCCTTGCACTTAAATTACCAACTTCTAGTATATAGTAGATTTGTATCAATACTAGTCAATCTCAGGAGATAAAAATGGCAACTTACAAAAAGTGGACAATTTCGGAAACAGACTTTATCAAGAACAACCACGGATTGCTGTCGGACGAGCAACTAGCTGTAAAGCTTAGTCAAATGACTAGTCAAAATATTACTACCGCTATGATCCGCAGACAGCGCCGCAAGCTAACAATCAAGAAGGAACGTGGTCGTCCCAAGAAGGTTAAACCAATTGTGGACAATACGAACAATGAAGCTATTGCTTGAAAATAGGATCAACTTACTATGTGCGGAATAGTAGCTTATAAAGGCAGGCATAATTGCTTGCCTTTTTTGCTTAATGGATTACACAAATTAGAGTATCGCGGATATGATAGTGCAGGATTAACTATCTTAAACAGCGACGGCCTACAAACTATCAAGAGCGTTGGTAAAGTTAGCGAATTAGAGCACTTTGTATCACCAAATCTAACAGGGTTGAGCGGAGTTGCTCATACCAGATGGGCCACCCATGGAAAACCTAGTTTTGAAAATTGTCATCCTTTGGTTCTTTGGGACAATAGTTTGAGTCTGGTTCATAATGGTATTATTGAGAATTATAAGAGTATAAGGGAAAATTTAAAATATAAAGATAAGATAAGAGGTGATACAGATAGTGAGGTTTTGCTCTATTTAATATACGAAAAATATGAACAAAGTCAAAATCTATTGCTATCTGTTAGAGAAAGCTGTTCTTTGGTTGATGGGGCTTTTGCTATAGTGATACTGGCGAAAAATGGTCAAATGATATGTGCCAGAAAAGGAAGTCCTATGGTTATAGGATATGATAAGGATGGTTTGTACGTGGGAAGTGATAGTTTAGCCATATCTGAATATTGTGACAAGATTATATATGTTCCTGATAGTAGCATATGTGATCTGACTAATGGTATTGATAAGTTTATGAATTTTCATGATTGGTCAGAATTGTCATACAAGATAGAGGATGTTGGACTTGAAGAGGGTTATGCAGATAAAGAAGGTTTTGACCACTTTATGTTGAAAGAGATATATGAACAGCCTAGTTGCATAGATATGTGCTTGCGGGGCAGAATATCTGAAGGAAAGATAAAGCTGGGTGGTTTTCTAGGATATGAGAATGTTTTTGCTAATGCTAATCATATTACTATTGTGGCGTGTGGATCTAGTTATCATGCTGGTATACTGGGTAAGTATTTTATAGAAGAATTATGTGGTATTAAAACTAGTGTGGAACATGCTAGTGAATTTAGATATAGAAATAATAACTCAATTAAAAATAGAGACATTGTTATAGGAATATCTCAGTCGGGAGAAACTGCGGATACTATTAGCGCATTAGAGGAAGCAAAAAATAAAGGGGCTATGATAGTAGGAGTAACAAATATTGTTAATTCTTCTATTGCCAGACTCACAGATTGTGGTATACATATCAGAGCTGGTAGAGAAATTGGAGTTGCTAGTACAAAAGCATTTACGAATCAGGTAATATCCATATTGCTGTTATCTTTGTGGATAGAACAAAATTTGCCTTATAAAAATAACAATAGAATAGATGTAATAAATCAATTATTAAATCTCCCTAGTAATATGAATAGTTTTTTAAATAAAGATCATGACAATATTAAGAATATAGCAGAGTATATCTCTTCTAAGAATAATTGTTTGTATTTGGGAAGGGGGGTTTGTTATCCAATAGCTTTAGAGGGGGCTCTTAAGCTAAAAGAAATATCTTATATTCATGCTGAAGGATATGCTGCTGGAGAAATGAAACATGGTCCGATAGCTTTAATAGATGAGGATAGTGTGGTGGTGGCTCTTTTAAATAATCAGAGTCAGAGTAGCAAAATGATCAGCAATATTCAAGAAATAAAGTCTAGGGGCGCTAATGTTATTAGTGTTGGGGCAAATAGTGATAATGAATCTTATTATCATATAGATATGAAAAGTTCTATAGATATTTTGAGTCCTATATTATCTGTAATTCCTTTGCAGTTGCTAGCATATTATGTTGCTCTATCTAAAGGATGTGATGTGGACAAACCTAGAAATTTAGCCAAAAGCGTAACTGTGGAGTAAATATATGAGAATATTATTAACTGGAGGAAGCGGATTCTTAGGTAGTAGAGTTTTAAACTATCTAATAAGTTCTGGGTATGAAGAGAAGGATGTCTTTATTCCTCGTAGCATGGATTATGATCTAACTAAAAATTATGATACCAAAGTATTATTTCAAGAAGTAAATCCGGATATTGTAATACATTTAGCTGCTGTGGTTGGTGGGATAGGGGCTAATAGAAAATACCCTGGAGAATATTTTTATGATAATATGATGATGGGTATGAATGTTATAGAGCATAGTAGAAGAAATAATGTAGAAAAGTTTGTGCAGGTGGGGACGGTGTGTTCTTATCCTAAGTATTGTAGGGTTCCTTTTCTAGAAGATGATATATGGGAGGGCTTTCCAGAAGAGACTAATGCTCCTTATGGGGTGGCTAAGAAAGCTCTGGGGGTTATGTTGAAAGCATACTATAGTCAATATAATTTTAAAAGTATAGTACTATTACCTTGTAATTTATATGGTCCTAATGATAATTTTGACGAAGAGTCTAGTCATGTGATTCCGGCTTTGATTAAAAAGTTCGTGGATGCTGTAGACAATAATTTAAAAGAAGTGTCTTGTTGGGGAGATGGTAGTGCTACTAGAGAGTTTCTTCATGTTGATGATGCAGCAAGGGCGATTGTGTTGGCTATAGATAAGTGTTCTGATGCTGATAATGTCAACCTAGGATCTTCAAAAGAGATAAGAATAAGGGAATTGGCCGAAATGATTAAAGAGATTTGCGATTTTAAAGGAGAGATAGTTTGGGATAGTTCCATGCCTAATGGACAGCCTCGCAGACTATTAGATACTACAAAAGCAAGAAATATCTTGGGCTGGGAGCCTAATGTAAAGTTTCGTGATGGGCTTGTCGATACTATAAACTGGTGGATCAATCTTAAAAAAGGAGAAAAGTAATATGAAAACGTTATTAATGGTGTTATGTCTAGGACTATTTTGTGCAGAAGGCTACGCTCAACAAGCTTGGGGGCCTGCTAATCCTGTATATCCTGCTTCTAACTATCCTATCTACAACTATGGTCCTATTTATTATTGGGAAAACCGGCCAAATGTATATTATGGGGGCCAGTTTTTTGTATACCCTCAATATGTTCAGTATGTTCCAGTGGTTCCTGTGTATCAGCATCTCTTTGTTCCTTCATATGTTCCAATGACTCCTGTATATACTGTTCCTACTGGTCCAAAATGTAGATTATTTGGATATTAAACTGGCTAATTTGTTTTGGTGGTTGGTACTGCGGATACACCACCCGGCATTTTCTGAGAAATTCCCCATAGTACCATATCAAATGAAAAAACCCCCTAAGTTGTTGTGGGGTAAGAACTTACGTCATATTGTGTCGCAAAAATTGTTCCTAAGTTGTTTGCTACCAAAGACTTACAACAAAAAGATTTTTCTGGTTTGGTACGGGATTATATTTTAAAAATTCCAAAGATTTCTCTTGAAAGTGTCGATAAATACTGTATAATGAAAGCACAAGAGAACGATAGGACAAAGGAAAAAAAATGATTACGCTCGACAAGGTGATGGCTGCTGTTCGACAGGTTTTTGGCAAGGATTCGCATAAGGTGCGAGTGATTCAAGCAGGAGCATCGTTCAAAATTGAGCCGAAAGACATGATCCATGACGGTGTGTGGATTCGTTCAGAGAATCAGATTCTGAACAACGTAAACGCTCTCTACTACGACATGGTGTGTGAAGCTTGTGCCGATGAGGCCGACTATATTCCGGGCCTTGACGATGGGGAATTTTAAATTCATCTATTGACAGCATCGTAGACGATAAGCTATAATAGAATCAACACAAGAGGGAATACGATGACCATTCAAGTACAGCACACGATTCGCCGCCTAGTTGCTCGACACGGTTATTCTGCTACATTTGTACAGCACATGGGCGAGGGTATAAGCCTGTACAGTATCGGCGGTATCATGTATCGTATTCGTGGTGATGGTACGATTCTCTAAAAGGTATACGTAAGTCCTTATCCCATAAGCACTTAGGGATAGGCGGGCGGCCCAGGCTTGACGTAACTCCTTGCCACATATAGACTTAGGACACATATAAAAATATTGTGTTTGGCATGAAATTATATTTCAAAAATTCCAAAGATTTCTCTTGCAATGGTCGATAAATACTGTATAATAAGAGCACAAGAGAAAACGAAAGAAGAAAAGGATAAGAAAATGGAAAACCTGATTGTTCTGAACACTGTGGCTGAGTTGAGAGAGTTCCTTGACAACACCAGCCTTCCTACCTTGGTTGGTCGGGTTGCTTTTGCTTCCGATCTTCTTGACCATGTTCGTGCAGGTGGATACAACCAGATTGCAATCGACGATGAGCTTGGGTTCATGGACGATGGCGGTTGGATCGAGATTGACGATATGGGATATGTTGTGGATGATTTTGCGGTCAACTGATAGTTCGTACAGTATTGACAACGTAAGAGCAAAACGATAGAATAGAATCAACCTAAGAGGAAAAGATGCTTAAGACTAACTACAAAATCGTGACGAACAACCTTGACAAGCTTTTTGATGCTATGCGAACTGGCAAGTATCACTGCGTACT